GAAAATCTTTCATTGCTACCCATGCTTTTGAATAATTATTTTTTCCCCAATCCTCACCCATTGAGTGACGTGGTAAAGCATTTTGATCAAACATAATTACTGTTCCTAATTCATCTATTAGAATGTCAGCAATTTGGTTATTAACCATATTGTATCCAACTTGATATGCTTTCATTAAATCTACCAATGAAGTAGATCTAGTATTTCTATCAGAAAATACTCTCCCTTCTACAGGAAGTTTACATCCATAAAGTGTATTGTTACCTTTAAATTGAAAAGGTAATCTTCCAGGTTTAGTTCTATTAATACCTACATATATTGGGTTTATATTATCTCCCATTGTAGATCTCCACATTGCTGGTAAGTTTGGTCCTACTTTAACACCACCCCATACTTCATTGATCCATATCCAATCTATATGTTCTCCTTGTAATAAATTTTCTTTTGTTCTGTTCTTAAATATAGAGGTATCATATACAGCTTTTTCTGTAATTTTAAAAGTCTCATCAATGATCTCTTGAGTTACACTACCATTTAATTCTATCTTAGTTAAATGACCAACTCTCCTCTGCGTCTTCCAATAAATTGTAGATACTCTCATTAAGTTACCTTCATCTAAAGGTGTCATGTCTTCTGAGTTATCTAATATCTCACTTAAAATATCACCACCTACTCCAGGATTATTCCAATAGTTACTTGTATATTGTCTATACGCTAAACCTGGCATATTAGTATTCCACTCATGTGATCTAGTTGCATCATAGTATGCACCATCATTTTGATAGCCATTTACTTGATACTGTGCAGATCTTGCAGGATATATTTTTTGTAAAGATTTTAATTGCTTCTCATCCATTAAATAACCGTATCTGTCAATAACATCTGACACAGTCATTAAGTCCATCTTACCTACATAGTTAGAATCAGAAATGTATCTCTGATCTGGAGATTTTTGATAGAAAGTTAAAACTGGATTCCATAGCTCTACATCATAATCATCTTCCAACATTCTAAAATGCCAAAATTCTCTATCTGATATAAGCATATCACGGAAGCCTCTTTCTTCAAGTTCTTGCATATGAAATCTTTCTTCATCTACTGCAAGTTGGTGTGATGCCCATTCTTCAACCATACTTCTATAATCCTTAGAAAAGAAGTCTTCTATTTCTGGTAAAGATTTTAATCCCTCTGGTGATAATTGTTGTTGTGCTTCTTCAGATCCTGGGTCCATACCCATCTCAATCATTTTCATTACTAGATTTGCCTCAGCCTCTGCTAATAATGATTCTTCAATCTGTAATCTTTTTTGCTCTAACATCTCATTATAAGATGTATCATCAACAGCTCTAAATTGCACTTTAGAATATCTCTTTGCAAATTCACCTGTCAATACATTAATTACATTAGGTATGATAGGATAAAATTTTAATTCAAGTGCTGAATCATTCTCAGCTGTAAGAGTATCCATTAAGTCTTTGTAGTCATTATCTGGTTCAACTATGTAATCAGATTTATCTATAACTCCTTTTGCTAACTTATAATTCTTTAATAATCTTCTTGAATTAATACGTAAAAATTCTATACCTTGTAACTCTAACCAATCTAGATTCCAAGCCGCCCAATCATCAGTCTTTTTTGAGTAAGGTAAAAACTGTGTTGGTTGTGTTAAGCTAGAAAATGTTGGCCCGCTTTCAGCTTTGGCCCCATTTTTCATTTGCATTGCATTTAATACTCTCATCTAGATTATTTTTGGCTATTTAATATTTTTAAAACCAGACCTTCTTATTTTCTGACCACCTAATGTTCTCCTACGGCCTATATTTTTAAACGCACTGGTATACTTTAATTTACTTATTTTTTCTGAATTTACCAAAGAATCACCTTCTGATTCACGCCTTTTGGCATAACCTCTATTAGATTGTTGTATTTTGACAAAAGCAACCAACGCTCCAAACGTAACTAACCTATCCACGTTAAGACCTGGATAATATGCTAACATTTCTTTTATAAGCATTGGATCTGGTATTCTTTCAACACCTAATGTTTGTGACATAACATTACCTTCATCATCTAATTTTTCATCTATTGCTTCTCTTATAAATTCTATAGCATAAGAAATTAAATGGCTCTTAAATAACGTTCCTGTATTTTTCCAACCGTATTCTTGATATACTGTTCTGTTAGATCCTAAATCTTTTAAGAAAAGTATTTGTTGCTTTGGCACTAAATATCTTTGTTTTTTTCTTGCTATCATATGTTGAATAAATAATGATATATTATTCTCAACAATAGTCCAAGCATTATACCACTCTATAATTAATTCAAGTCTTTCATGTGTTTTATTAATATCATCAAACCTTCCACACCAAGCAGCTACTATCTTATCTCCTTCTACAAATACCTCAGTATCACCTGATACGGTTGTTCTAGTTACCTCAGTAGCATTTTTATATATGAATATACTACACAAAGAATCAGATGTAGTTGTTTTACCTTCTGATACAGGGTCAATAGAACCATAGTATTGGCCAAATTCCGGACGTTTACTAGCAGGTCTTTCCCACACTACTATAGTTCCAGTTTTATCTGTCATTTTTTTATTTACGGGGAATTCAGTAATTGGTGCCTTGTTAGTTCTTTTAGCCACTATACCTTCTTGATCTCTATCTAATTCAATTAGCTCATATGCATATTCTTTTTCTTCTATCTTTTTCATTTGTTTAGATAAAATACCTTGTGGAAATACAGAAGCTTTTCTATATGCAAATGCTTCTGCTATGTTTAAAGGTTTCTGAGATATTCTTAATTGATATTGTTCAGGTCCTAATTCTGCTTTCCATCTTTCTCTTTCTCTTACAATAGCCTCTATAGCTTCCTCAATTTGTGAATTACCCCAGCTATCAATGTATGGTGGCATTGACCATTGCTCAGGAATAAATAATCCAGCCATTCCTATAGTGCCTTCTGCATCTATAAGGTTAGTTTCTACTGCATATATATCATTGGCAGTAGGATTCATTATCATTTCTTTTAATGGGTTACATTGTTCTAAATCACCCACAGATCCTGCAGCAATAAACATACCTGTTGTCATCATACCTGAAGACATTGCAGGACGCAAGTACTCATACGTTTGCATCATCTTAGGGGCAATACCTGCTTCCTCATGAAAGAAATAAGTAGTAGGTCCACCTACACCAGATGTAGCATTCTTTTCAAATGATGCACCTTGTATCTTTGACTTTAATCCTCTAGATGTTTTTCTATTACCTACTTTAACTTCTATTTGCTGTTGCCATAAAAGAACTTTCTCAGGATTACTTGGCCTATACCAAGCTGTATGTTCATTAAGAAAAGTTTTATATTCATCTAAAAACTTCCAAGAACCTTTATCATTTATATAATCTTTTAATGATGCACCAATCTTACATGTACTACCTTCTTCAAACCAATAGGTATTTATAATCTTTCCCATATGAAAATATGAAGAAGCTATCTGACGTTTTTTAAGTATAGCTGAATGCTGATTGTTTAACTCTGCAAGTATTTCATACAATGCCATGTGATATTGTGCATCACGTACTTTGGCAAACCCATATTTTTTTTCTTCTTTATCAAAGATTGGTAAAAAATTTAACCACATATAATAGTCTCTGGTAAGATACCAAATCTTATTATTATTTTTATATATTACCCCTTCTCTACATTTATTTTTTTGGTCATCCCAGTATGCCATAAAATCCTTTGATCTAAAAGGAGAACTACAATACAAACCTTCTTTATTAAATCTCCTTGCTTCAGCATTAAATATTAAACTTGTTTCATCAAATTCATACTTGCCAGGTTCTTTAAATATCTCAAAAATAAACTCATGAAAATCTTCATCATTAGAAAATTCTGTAGATGTCCAATTATCATTTTCATATGTAGGTATAATCCTACTCATCTCTTATGATGGCATATACATCACCAAACTGTAACAACAAATGCTCTTCACCATTATGAGGCATTGGTGTTGGCATAGCATGATCTGCATAATGCACTACATCTCCTATTTGTATTTCTTCTACTTGATCTCCTTTACCTACAACAACCCCTTGAAATGTCTTTTTCTGAGCCATTTCTGGTAAATATAATCCTGATGCTGTCTTAGTCTCAGGTTTAATTTCTTTAATTAACAGTTTTTTTCCAACTGGTATAATTACTTTGTTTTTCATTTAATTAAATTTTATTGATTTATAATTGATCATATGCCAATCCTGCACCACCACGCACAGAACTCTCTTGTTCTTGTTGCATGTCTGTATATGCACCTTTGTATGATTGTCTAATTTGTTCAAACTTTGCAGCAGCATTTATCATAGAGTTCATATTACCGTCTCTACCATGCTCAATAGGGGTTACCTCCATATACTGTGCTAATCTGTCTAACATGGCTTTAATGCCTACGTATGCCCTATATGTAGGAGTTTCATACATCTTCTTGCACATATCTAATGCATATCTTATTTTACCATCTTCAGGAGATTCTTCTAATCCTATTTCTTCTATTATAATATCTTCCTTCTCATGTTCAGGCAAATTAAAAAACGGATTTAAATCAGGGTTAGGGCAAGACATATAAAAAATATATTGATATACCTGCATATTAGTATCAGGATATTCCGTCATTATATTTTTTAAAAATGGTAATGAGTAACAATGTTCTGTTAATACTAATTTACTATTCTGTATATCAAATAATTTTACTATCATGCTTTTTTAGGTTTAGTTATTTCTTTCTTTAATTGATCATATGCCACTACAAGTATAATTGGTTTGCTTTGTCCAAACAATAATACTTCAGTATGTGTATTTTGAAACTTATCTGTTGCTACATGAAAGTATTCTTTAAACCATACTACTTTATCTAGATCTATACATATTTTTGTTTCTTCAAATCTAAAGTCTGTAGGTACTTTTGACTTTAATGATTGTATTTCTACTGCTGCTATATATTCTTTCATTATTGATTATCTTTTAGCCACATTATTAAAGATCTAACTTCATCTTTTAAATATGGTAATTCATACATTTTTATTGTATCTAATACTGGTTCACCATCAACATGTTCATTGATTGGATATCCATTTTTATCCTCACCTACTTGTTTAAACTTAACATGTTGTATAATTAGTTTTCCAATCTTTAATTTAGGGTTATGCTTCTTAATAATATACGCATAAATACTCAATTGTAAGTTATAATGATTAAGGTTACAATCATCTAAATGATTTACAGGCCTAAACATTTTATTAGTTATTCCTTCCCAATTAGTGAATCCTTTATCTTTAATTTCTTTATTTGTTTTGTAATCAGTTATGTTTATATAACCATTTACAACTTCCACTAAATCAGCTTGACCACAAATAGCAGCAGACTTAAGATATACTAAATGTTCTGGATATACTCCTTCTTCTAATTTCTGCTCTGGTGCAATTTTTACTCCAGAGGTATCTACCAATGGTTTTATAATAGGCACTTCTGTTCCATACTTTTGAATTGTTTCAAACTCAAGTATATCTGCTTCTCTTTGATTATGATAAAAATTACCTAGCTTGATTGCTCTATCTGTCTCCCCATCCCATGCAGCTATTATTTCTTTGGGTGTCATACCATACCATTTTGATCTTTTGTTCTTAGATGATTTAACTGCCTGACCATCTCTGTCAAACTTGGGTTTAAATTTTCCAACTAAAGAAGTAACACTTAACCAATCTATTTTATCTTGATCAATGCTTTCATATACGTGTCCTTCTTCTTTAAATAATATTGCCATTAGTCTGTAATATTAGTAGTCCACATATTCCCATAAGGCATAGGTGTATGCACTTCCTGTTCAGGTACATGAACGTTATAGATTATTGTTTTAGCAGGCTCCAACAATGTTATTGCTTCTTCTGCAGTTATTTGTTCTTCAGCTAGTAGTTCACCTACTATTTGAGCTTTAGTTAGTTTGTCCATTTTCAATTTGTTTATTAATTAATTCTTCTTGCTCTTCTGATGTTATTGCATGCCATTTTCCCTTTGGACAATCAGAAGATAATGATCTTACTTTAAATGCTAAACTACACCCACAATCTGAACAACAAGGTTGTGTTCCAGGTGCCATACATTTATCACCTCCTGCGTCAAATAAAATACAATTTAAACATGTCTGGAATCTTTTATCAGCTATTGCTTCAATATGCTCTTTCTTAAATATATTGTTTTTAATACCTTCTGCAATTTTATCTGCATTTTTAAAAACATCTAAATACTTTTTCCAGTTAGCCATTTTTTTTAAAATTTTCTTTTTTTAGCATATCATCATGGATTTGTTTCATTGCACTTTCCATCTGCTCAATATTGGTTTTTATATCCTCACTTTTTGCATAACCATTGTAAGTTCTTTTAGCAATATTACCTAATAGACTTTTATTCTTTTTTATTGCCTTGTTTAACTTAGATTTTCTTAACTCAAATGTTCCTAATCCCTCTACATAAACTCTTGGGA